TTGCCGGTGATCCTTGTAGGGATCGGTTGCTTGGAAATACTGGTTTTACCCAAACACCATGCAATTTATATTTGCCGGTGTGATTGGTTGCAAATGTGCCGTCAAAACGAATCCATTCGTCATTCTCATCTACGAATCCGCATTGATCTTGTAATCCACCTGTAACATTGTTAATGATGGGTGTCCCTGATAAGATTGCCTCAGTTGAACTAAGTCCCCAACCTTCATTGGATCCAATATTTACAACGACATCTGCTACATTATACATTGCATTAAGATCTTGTGCTGACATTTTTTGTTCAGAGAATATAATCTTACATTCTGGTGCTAATGTCTTGGCTACTGCACGGAGATCGGTTCCATTTTCATCTACTGCTTGAGTATGCATAACTAATGCTACTCGAGTTTGCTGATCTGCTGGTAACTGGTCCACAAAGTGTTTGAATGCTAAGATAACATCGCCTGGTTGTTTTCTTCTGATATTTCGGTTGTTCCAAAACACTACAAAATCAACACCGTTTTCTTCTTTAATTTTTCTGTCCATTGATACGTATGCAGGATCTAGTTCATGCATTGGACGAAATATATTATGGTTAAGTCCGTGAGGTACAAATCCGGTAAGTACTTGGTTCCATTTCTTATTCTGAGGAATGAATCCATCATCGTAATTAATCACCCCAAATCCGTTTTGTTTTAGCACTTCTCTGTGGATATTGTCTGATTGCTTGCTGATGCCCATAATCATATCACAACTACCGTAAAAAGGTGCGTTCCACATTGGATACGGTAGGTCGTCCCAAATAGAGTAATATGTAATTGGAACACGGAATGTGGTTTTAATTTCATGCTCTAACGCATACAACCATGTCCAATAGCGAGGGTCAGTAAAGTGAAGAATTGCATCTGGTTGTTCTTGATTGAGAATTGCAAATAAAATATTGCGATCTCCATAACCGTTCCATGCAATTAGTTTGACTGATGCATCTTCCACACCAGTTTCGCGTGCTACGTCGGCTGATAAGTCAAATGCTTTGCCAGCATCCGGATGATGTAGAGCTGCCCCTAATTGAACCCAATCAAACTCTTTAACTGTGTTGAAAATAATTTCTTTGCTGACCGTACCGATTCCTGAAGGTAGACGAAAATCATCTGCCAATAACAGAATTTTCTTTTTTGCAGGCTTGTTAGGGTCAATTTTTTGTAACTTTGGTAACTCCATTTATTTATTCCTTATAACTTTATTATAAATATCAGCCTAGTATAACTACCGGCTTTTTTAACTTGTTAACATTGGTATATGCTGTCTTTAACACAGGATCTAATGCATCTTCATTTGTTAGAATCATCATGTAATCACATTGTTCTGCAATCAGCTTCATGCGATGATGTAATTGGCTGAAATGATATGCTTTACCGTAATATGATTCTGGCATTGCTGAGTACAGATTATATCCAGAAAACGATGGGTTGTATTCTTTGTAACGAATGCCAAATTCCAATGTATACTTGCGTACCATGCTGTTTGCTCCTTCATTACCACCAGCGCCGATGATTACCAATTCGTCTCCAAACCGCTGTTTTAATTCTTGCAGAGTTTGCTGAATTTTTCTGCGATTCTGCCATGCTGTATTTCCTATAACTGCTACTTTTGTCATTTTACTTTTTCATGTAGAAATTTAACACCTTTAGGCATATGACCGTACACTGTGCGAAGCATTGATTCTAATAGTTGTCGATTTGCTTTGCAGTTAGGATCTGAGATGTTTGTTAGCAAAGTGTACTCACATTTCTGAGTTCCATAGCTATGTGACTTATGCTTTTGCAATTCAAACTGATATATGTATGTATGCTTATGTTCGTAACGGATCATATCTTATAATAGATAATATTATTCTCGAATCCTACCTTCTCGGGGACAATTTACTGAATCAGTTTTGAATGGGCAATACTTGCAATTTTTATCACCTTTGCCAGATATTGCCATGTAAGCTCGTTCTGCATTCTTGTTGCCTTCTGCATCAAAGCAAGATTCAACAAATGCATCGATTTGCTTTTGAACTTTGCGTTGTGTTACTGTGCCAGCAGCTGGTTTGAATTGTTGCACACGCTTTTGTGGAAACATGGACTCTTCAACCATTTTACGTTTCACTATGAAAAACTCAACATCAATATTTTCTTTAGGTGTACCGAACTGGGCTGAAAAATAATTCTTATAAGCAATTAGTTGGGCAGCTTTAATGCTGTCTGCCTTTTGAAATTTATTCCAGCCAGCACGACTTGTTTTGATGTCTAGGATGCTGATAGTATTTGTAGGAACGTGTCGCAATACCACATCAATAAATCCATACCAATATACAGACGGATTCTTTTCTGATGCTTGGGTACACAACTCAATTTCAATGCCTACTAACTCCCAATCCTTTGTGGAAAAGTATTGTTTGCGTCGTTTCTTGAACCAATCCAGAATAGCAACGCCATCTTCAAGATATTCTGCTAATTGCAATGGATTTGAAAAATGTTCTCCGTTACTATCTGCCACATTGCGACCATATTCTTCTCGCAGCTTGTTTGTAAGGATATCTCGCAAATTTAACTCGTCTGCCTTCTTCACTGATTCTGTATACAATATGGTCAAGTAGTACTGCAGGGTTTCATGGAATGCAGTACCAAAACATGTGTCTATACTGGATTGGAAAGGTGCGAGTCCGTCAATGTATGCAAGTTTCCATTGTCGTGGACATTTTTCATACATTGACCATTGAGAATAAGATATCTTGCGAGGTACCGTATCAGCATCTCGCAATGATAACTTATAAATTGGATTGATATAGTTTCCTTGCTTCATACTCTAATATAAGAAGAATTATGATAGAAACCAACCGAACAGTAAAAAAGCGCTAACATTGCTGCTAGCACTTAAATATTTAAATTTTATCTTCGGTATAATAAAAAAACGGCATCTGCTAGATTCGTACCAACTACATCACTTTTACTTCGTAAATCAAATAATATAACTCTCATATTTTGATTTAATTCGGATGTATCAGATACTCCTTTTGACTGGTCAATCCATATTACACCGGGATTTGGTGCATTAGTTTTTTCAATTTTATCAGCAAGTTCTAGTGCTTGTTTTCTTGAAGGCAAATCTGCTTTATTTTCATTAGCTAAACGAATTGCATCTTTTGATGTATATGACCCAACAAGTAGTTTAGATGAATATCCCATTCCATTTAAGTCAATAAAACCTTCTTGATCACCACGTTGAAGTTTACGTGCCGCAGGAGTCAATGATCCTTGTATTGTAACTACATCGCCATCGATTGGGTTAATCATATCATACCAACTAGTTTGTTCTAATAAATTCTTAGTACCAAATCTACGCATATTTTCTGCTAAGATATTTTTTTTCATATATATTCCTTTTAAGTTTAATATAAATATAAGCAAAAAAAATACTATTTGCTAAGTTCCAAATATTGAGCAGACTTTTCTTTGAGATATATATCAATTAGATCTTTTGTTTTTTCGAGGTCTTGTTCAAAGCTTCCTTTGTGACGACAACGCACAATGCGTTTAATCATATCAAATTCATAGCTATTTAGACCCCATTCTTCTGCAAATTTATACAAGCTATCTTTTCCCTTGTAATGTGACTGCGTGTTTACACTCATTTTCTAACTCCTTTACACATTGTTTTAATTTCAGCTTCAGTGTAGCCGTACAATGCTAACAGTCGGGTGCAACTATCCTGATTGAGTAGTTCTGCGTAGTCAGCAGCCTCAGTTTTACTGACTTGATAATGTTCTGCAATTTGAGCGATTAGTTTGTCAGAAAACTTGTCGTCTTTCTTGCCTTTAACATATTTGGCAAACGATTTGTTTGCTGGCAACAGGGCGTGATATAACCTATATGTTTCGCGTGGTTTTAACAGGCCGATTGTGTATGTTTGTAACTCGTTGATAATTTCTACTAGATCCTGTCGCATCGAAAGCCATCTGTTCACGATAAATGGTGAAAATTTGCTTTGGTCTGTTTCTGAGTATTTAGACCATTCTTTCTTTTTGCTTGTTACGCCATCAACGAAATCAAAAATTGTTGCACCCTTTTTTTCTGTCATAGTTTGTATTTTTGTTTGTATTTTTGTTCAAATAATTCACCCATACCAATTTCTAAGATAATAGCATTATCCGGAATACCTGGTATCTTCCGCTCCAACACATCATCGATATGTTTGTTACGAAGCGTCTTCATTTTAGTTTTTGCATTGCTACGAGCTGATGTTTTGAACACAATGGTTACATCAGCTTTGTGGTATGGCATTGACATTATTTCTTCAATTTAATTGGTTGAAACTCTTCAGGAATTGATCCACAATCATCACAACGAAATACCGGAACAGGTACCATTGTGTCTTTATCGCCACCCGTTAAGAATTTTGATACTTTGTTGATTGCCATTACCTGACGAAAATACAATCCGTCACATTCTTTGCATTGTATCGGTTGCATA